GTTAATTGTCCTCATGTAATTTCGTGCCATGTTTATCTCTCCTTATTCTCCACTAATTTAGTTCCAAACACTCCCTGCAAGGCGATGTACATCGTCCCAGTTCATGTTAGCGAGGTCTTGTGTTGATGGGACCTCGACAGTGGAAACAGATTTTCTGATTTCACCTTGTTCAGGTGCAGATTTACTGATGTTGTCAATTCTTTCACTTAGGTCGGAAAGAGCCTTTTCAATGTTAGCAAGAGGTGTTCTTGCGTCGAATGATGCAGCAGCCTTAGCATTTGCTTCTGCTGCCATTTCTTTTTGTAGTCTGTCTGCGAATACAGCACCAAGGTTACCCTTGAATTGTTCTTCTAGTGCAGCAGCCTTGTAGACTTCGTAAGCAGCCTCTAGGTCAGATGCGCTAACTGATTCAGGGTGTAAGTATCCTTTTGCAACTTCTCCGCCACCAGCACTGTTTAGTTTACCAACAGCGTTAGTAGATGGCGAGCCGTTCTCTTGTGCACGACCTTTTACTTGTCCTGCGAAGTAGTCTGCTCCGTCACCGATTTGCTCAGGAGTGCTTCCCAAGTTCGCTTTACTAATGTCATCAAAGTGCTGTCTTGCTCCTGCAATGTCAACACCTTGTGATTTTAGTGTGTTCTCCATCCAGTCTAAGTAATCACTTGTGATTACATCACTGTATTCGTCTGACTTAGCGTACATGCCTTCTTTTTTATCTTCGTCAGCCATTTCTTTCGCTTCGTCTTTTTCTTCTTCTTTGTCGTCTTTTTTGTCTTCCATGTGCTCTTTCAAGCCGGGTGGCATTTCACCCTTTTCCATAGCGTCTAGTCGACCGTTCAATCTATCTAAAGTACTAGATAGTTCTCCCAATACATTATCTTCGTTCATATTTGTGTCCTCCTTCAATATACGGAATGTCGCCTCCGGGTTAATACCTTTTTCGCAAATAGTGACTTCGTGTAGTTCCAGTTTGGAAATTTCTGTATAGTCACCATGTTGTTGGTCACTCTTTCGCATTCGCTTGAATGCTTGTCCTCCAATACTGAACCCACGCAGGGCACCTTTGCGAATTTCATTGGCTACTTCACGAGCCTTTTCTATGTCGTCTCTTAGTTTGATAACGACAAACATTCCAGCGTCATCAACGCCGGATTTCCATACACGACCATCAGAGTCAGTGTAAGATGGTATTACTTCTCCAACTTGTATGTTAGAGTGTGCGAGTTGAACATTTCTGTAGCCATCTGCTTTCATGAAGTCGCCAAATGCGTTCTTCAAAGCACCCCTTGTAATCAAATCTCCTTGCTTGTCTACCATCTCTACAGATGCATAACCAGCGATTACAAGGTCATTGTCCGCCTTAACAATACTGATACTTCCACTGTGAGAAACAGCGGAGGTTCGTAGTGCCAATGCGGTAGCCATTGGCCTGTAGACAACATTCATACTATTTAACTAAGTACGAAAGGTAGCCTTGTCAGGAGTTATTTCCAAAACACCTTCTTTTGTGGGAACAGTCATGCGTTTATCGTCGTCCATATCTTCTGTTTCAGGTTCTATAGACTCGTCTTCGCCGGGTCTCTTTCTATTATCAAAGTCAGGCATAGTCTTTTCATCGTGTAAATTAGTAGGACCCATAGGTGATTCTATAGGTGTCGCATAACCAATACCTAATCCCATAGTACCTGTACTAGATTGACCGACTGCACCTACTCCACTTTTCATAAACTTATCAATTAACAATAGCCCTTTTACAAGTACCTTTTGTTTTTGCTTTTTCTTCCACCAATCAGAGCCTTCTATCTGCTTAGGCTCAATCAAAGGCTCTGCATCACCTTTTGACTCGTGAACTTCTTCTTTGATTTCTAAATTAGCCTTGAGTAAAGCACCTGCTATTGGACTCCAATATACTCTTTGACTCTCAGCAAGACGAATTAGATAACCATTAGAAGCCAGTGGACTATGTACTGTCCAAGCCTCACCCGACTGAGTTGCTTTGTAAACTACATCTCCTTGAGGCATAGTCACTCTAATGCCACTCTTGGCACGAGTTACTTCACAAAGCCATTGAGAATCTAAAGACTTGGCGAGCAAACTCAATGTTTCTCTGCTAACTAATCCTTCTCCTTCGGCCTCGTCTATAATTTCTGAGCCAGTTAAAGTGTAAACTGCATCTTCGTTCACAGTCTCTACCTTACTTACATTAGCAGCGTTGACTCTTACATGGTCACCTTCATTATACTTTTCAGGACTGTTAAATGCTACACCAATATCCATGTAGGTTTTACCCTCAGACTCGACAGCCCTGTTACCTATGTTTTCTTCTTGAGTAATTGGACCTGTGCCGAGCCTGTAAGTGTAAGGACCGTTGCCTCTTCTTTCTAATACTCTGAGTACTACATCTCTGCCCGGTTTGAGCATAACCCACTTAGGATGCCTTAACTCACCTGCCATGTAAACTGACTTAGCATCTCTAAGTAGTATCTGTTCGTGGTCTTTTTGCAAGTCGGCTATTACTGATTTCAAACCTTCATCATCCGTAAGACGAGTATCACTTGCACTTGGGACATGGACATTCTCTACGCCTTCCATGCCTCCTCTAAGTATTTTGATTCTGTCATTAATAGGAACATCGTATACATCCTTTTCTGCAAATTTCAACACATCGAATATGTAATACCCTTCTTCTGTCTTGACAACATCTGCTTTGAAATCTTCATCAGTCACTTGTTTGAAGTTGTCTTTGTCTTCTTCAGACAAGTCAAATGTTTCAGAACTGACCTCATCATCCTCTTTCTCTACAAATCCTCTTTCGCCTTCCGGCATAGCAGAAACTATCCAGTCGCCTGTGAATCCACGAAGATGCTCTAAATCATCGAGGTCAAATATACGATGCATTGGTTGAAGAGTAGGTACTTTCTTTCCAAGTTCCTTTCTAATAATATCAGGGTTAGTTAAGTCTGCAAGGTTAACATCTGATTTGTTAACAGAGTGGTGGTCTTGGTGCCTTGTCTCACCTACACTATTAGGTTTGAATTGAGCGCCCATTCTTTCAAGAGTAGCCAAAGCGTCTCTTGCTTCCTGATGTTCCGGTCCTCTAAGCATCCTCAACCATTCATCGGGAGCAACTGCATTCCAAAAACTTTCCAGTGGCTGAACTAGTCTTTGACTATGACCTTGAGGTACTGGTCTGATTGCGACTTCTCCTGTCTTATAATTTATTTTATAGTCAAAGTTAGGGTGGAATTCATCACCAAACTCATGAGCAAAACCAGCGGAGTTGTAAAGACTGTGTACTGAGTGTCCGTCAGGACTAACTGGTCCTACAGGAACATCTGTGATACCAGTGCGAGTTAAGCCAGCAGAGGATTCGACTTCGGGAAATGCTGTGACTATACTGTTTAACCTCTGTAAAGTTTGATAATACTTGTCTATCTTGTCATCTATTTTTTTATTCTTTACATTTCCAAATTTAGGAATTTTAACATTATCTTGGGAATCATACAAATCTTTGTCAGTCGCTCTATGGTCTGTACTCAAAGCAGTATGAAGATGCATACCCACTTGCTGGTTCTTGTCATTGTCTTGTATAGTTCTGTAAAGTCCCAAAACCTTTTGCCTTAAGTCTTCATCTACACGCTTGTTACTGTCTTTTAGTAAAGAACCTATATCAACATCAGGATACATTTGTTCAAACAACTGCCTAACTGTCATTACAGGAGCATTGATTTCTCCAAACTGACCTAAGCGACTCATCAATTGATTTTCAAAATAATCATTCATAGTTTGACGAAGGCGAGGATTTTCAGAATCTAACCCTAACTTACCCATCATATTAGTTTGCTCATTCTCTATACCTTCCGCAGTAAACATATTGTTTATACTAATTCCCATATCAGGGTTTATACGATGCATAACTGACTTTATTTGTTGAGGCAATCCTGCTGCTTCTGTATACTCTGCTGTACCCTTAGTATAAACACCATGATATTTGTGAGGAACAGTATTGAGATAATCATTTGCTAACTTAGCCCACATACGAGTATTAGCGGCTACGGTTTCGTGGTCAAGATTAGGATTAAAGATATGCGCTAACATTTCAGGGTCTATCATACCTTTTAACTTAGAACCCATTTCTGCGATAGCATCTGTATCTGCTCTTAGTCTTCTTTCTCTATCAATCATTTGGGTATCATAATTTCCAAAAGAAAATTTACTATCAGATGTTTCTTGTAAAAGTGGCTCAAGGCGACTGAGTTCATCAGTCATTTCATGTATACGAGTATTCAATTCGGTCTTTCTTTCAGGTGAAGTTTCATCTGAATCTCTTTCTTGAATTAACATTGCTTGTCTTTCAGCCAAATCAAAATAACGCTCTTGCTCTTCTGTGACTGGTTGTCTTTGACTTACCTGACTTAAAAGATTACCAAAGCCAGCATATTCAGGGTTAATATCCAAAGACTCTCGACTAGGATAAGCCGTCATAAAGTTCTCTTCAAGTCTTGCTAACGCTCTTTGGTATTCTTCTTCGACTTCTTTCTTTTGCTCATCTGTAGTTGCGTTATCTGAAATTAAATTATAGCGAAGCCTCAAAGCATCCTTGGCTTCCTCTAAGTTGTCAAGACCTCTCGTTTCTGTAGCAGGTATGTTTCTTGTTCTCAAAGCATCTAAATCTCCACTCGCAAGTGTAGACCTACTTCTCTTGTCTTTGTGACTTAATACAGCAGGATAAGGACTCATAGGAGGATTACCCATGCCTAACAAAGTACCTGTATGATGGTAATCGTGAGCACTTTTTATTCTCTGAACTTCTTCATCATAAGCACCACCTTTAGCGGGAAATCTATGACCCACATACAGATAACCGGGTGCTTTTCCTGACAATTTATTTTGAAACTCTTGTGAATTTTGACCTGCTTCCCTCGCATCATGATAACCCCTACTCAACTTGTTAGCAGTAGCGTGGTCAAGTGAATAAGAGTGCCTTTCTGTATAAGGGTTAGTAGACGACCCATACCTGCTACTTCTCGCAGTGTTATGTGGATTCAAAGTAGCAGTGGCTTCACCTGTACCTTCTCGTGTCGGCTCTATAGTAGACCCCCCTCCAACTTGAGGGACTAATCTAAATTGACCTCTGTCCATCATGCCAAATAAACCAATTTCTGCTTGACCAAATGGAGCGAGTAAATTAAGTATACTGTGGTCACGCATGTTTACATCGTCACTATCTATATGGTGGCGGGGAACTATGCTGTTAGCGACTCTTGAAAATAAAAGACTATGTTGTTTTTCTCCACCAAATTTAGTTTTAGAAACATGAGGCTCATAATCAAAGTCGACTTCATCTTCTTCCTCTTCACCGAACTCACGACCCATTTCAAGCATTTCTCTTTCTCTTTCTGTCAATTCGCTCTCTTGTTTTTTCTCTTTAGGTTTATACTCAAGAGTATGATGATGCAACAAGTTAAACAAGTCATTAGGTTGTTTACATAATCCACCCTTTCCTAAAAACGGTCTTTGCCAATAAGTGGAAAGGCTTTCATTGTCTTCAAGATTATAACCGTAGTCAGAATGATTGTATTTATCTGAGGCTAAAAATGTAGCATAGTGGTGGGCTGCGTGATTTTTACCTAATCTATCAGAGTTAGTTTCTTGTACAGAGTAACGACTCCTTTCATTGACTATTTTGTCTATTTGCTCTTGATTAAAAGGTGCTTGGTCTTTTCTCCAAAGGTCACCCCAAAGAGGGTGCTGTCCATCTTCATGAAGTTGATAATTGTGGTCTACTCCTAAGAGGTGTCTGAACATTTCATTTTTTAGATAATTACTTCTGTTAGCAGTTTCTCTTTTCTGCCAACCCACATTATCTACATTAAATGTACCATCTGTGTTTTTTTCTAAATAAGGAACAAATGAGTCGCTAATGTAGTCAGGCATTTCGCCAGTATAGTCATAATGCATATCTCTGTAATAATCGAGTAATCTTTGGTAAGCATTACCCTCTACACCCGGCTCGGTGTATTGTTCTAAAGAGCCAATAGTATGAGCAGGGTCAATGTATTTACTCTTGTCAGTCAAAGGCTTCGGTTTGTAAGTAACGGCTTCTCCAACAGCAGAAGGGTCTCTTATCCAGTGATTGTAAAGCCCCGCAAATCTTTGATGAAAGTTTCTTATCATTCTTGGTATAAAGTCAATGTTGTTAGGGTGCCTGTTGAATTTCAAAGGTTGGTTTTTATTAACCGTACCGTACTTGTAAATGTGGTCATAAGCCTTATTCCTTTCTTCGGGAGTCAACCATTCCATTCCAAATAAATAATCCATCAAACCAAAATTACTTTTCCACTCTCTTTTCTTTTGAGCGATATGCATTTTACGAAGTTCATGCTCTATTTGCTTATCATCCAAGCCGTGTTCCTTTAGTCTGTTTTCAATGTCTAAATTATTACTTTTCCAACCATCGAAGTCATGTTCGTACAAGGCATGGTTAGTTCCATGCTTTGTATCTAACTTCCCATAATAGTTAGACCTAAGTAAAAAGTCATGGTCAGCACCTACTGCGTTCCCATCCCAATGTGCTTCCCTTTCTCCATCTTTTTTACTTTGGCTAAAGCCCTCATCATCGTAATAGAAATCTCCTACAATGTCATGCATATTTCCGTGAAGAGGATTCATGTAAGAGCCAAGATAATTGTGATTGGCATAAGGGTCTTCTGAGTGACCTTGATTCATTCTGAATTGACGACCGCTTAAACCTTGACCGGGGACAGGAGGAATAACCCTCATCTCATCATAACTTGGATTATCAGACAAGCCCATACCAGCAGGATTGCTCATCAGTTCTCCTGCTTGTAACTGACTAACGCCTGACTCACGCATTGCCTCCCCTTCACCTTCCGTACTAAGGTCATAAGAAGCACTTGGTCCACTTATCTCATCCTGTTTACGAATAACAGATGAAAACATTTTGATAAGGCCGTTATCTTTTGAACCTAATACATAACCATGCCTTAAAGCATTTACAGCAGCGAAATAAAAATCAGCACCAGCGTCTGATTTACCTACACCGTCTAATAATGAATTTAAGAAAACTTCACGAGTTCTATCTAAAGAGTCTAATGGAGTTTCTCTCATTAACATCACCAGCCGCTTAATTTAGACGGCTGGATAATCGGTCTACAGACTTTTTCAAATCGGTCATGGTTGGACCATCTCCGCCTGTGAAGTTTTCAAGAGCACCAGTCGTACTGAATGCTGTTGGGTAGTATGGAGATTCTCTTGTAAGAACATCACTGTTCTCAGATATTGCACCCTTGTTAGCAACATCTACTACTTGTGGAATACTATTGTTGGTGTAGTAAAAAGCGTTAGGAATACCAGCAGGTTGTATTTCAAAACGAGCGTGACCAGTAGTTGCACCTTCTTCTTGTCCGCTGTAGTCAGGCATACTGCCATCTTTCTTTGCTATTCTGTCTTCTAATTTCTTAGCGGCTTTCAAAAGTTCATACGCTTTGTTACTTGCTTGTTCAAATCTTGGCTTCATATTATCAATCCATTCCTGTGTTGTTTCCTATCGCACCTGCGTCTTTTGCCTGCTCTGCCAAAGCATGAATATCTGACCAATCCATGCTGTGGAAATCAGCGTTTGTTTGAGGCATTGATATTTCAGAGCCATCTTGACCCTTTAGAATAGTATCTTCTATTTCCCCTCTGAATCCATCAACCACTACATCTTGTGGTCTTTGAGTAGTAGCAGATACAAATCCTGCTTTTCTTAGCATAGCAGAGGGGTTTGATACCATTTTCTTCAACTCTTTATTCTCTGCTTGTAAGTCTCTTAGTCCAGCATCCATAGTTTCCATTTTAGAAATAAGTGCGCTCATAAGTCGCTCGGCGACATTTCCCTCTTGTTCGCTCACTTAACCACCTCAAAGTGTTCTGTTGGACAGTCTCTTGTTTATGTTACCAAACCTTGCAGTGCGGATTGTACCCGGCAACACATTGGTAGTAACTTCATGAACAGTCTGTACCTCTGTCATTTTCATAACAGGTACACCGCCAGCAAATCTATCATTGACGCCAACACTTTCATCTCTCTTGATTACAGCGTTGTCAATGTCAGTACTAAGATAATCTGCAAACTTCATAATTTCTGTAATATGACTGCGAGCAGATACTCCGTCATTGTCTTCTAACGCTTTGTAAAAGGCGTCTACATGCGTTCTCATTTTCCTCGCCATTGGGTCGAGTTTCTTCAAGTCCATGCTCATGTCCAATACCTCACTTATCTTTAAACTTACTAAGCCCCTCTTGGGTTTCTTGCATCTATTATACTTTGGCTGGCCTGTTGAACTCCACCCATAGGAGCGCCTCTTTGCTGTACGCTTGAAAATGGTGCGCCTGCGCCCATACTGGTTCTATTTTGAGGGCTTGCTGGTCCTCTGTTCCTCAGACCCATACCCTCTCCGCCCGGATTAGCCATGCCCGGAACTTGGGCTTGTCGACCCATTTGGGCTGCAAGTTGAGGAGGAATGTTACGAGAAGGCAAAGCGCCCGGTGTTCCCATACCTCCTCCCATTTGCATACCGCCCATCGGCATACCTTGAGGTGGTGCAGGTGGTTGTTGAGCAGGGTCAGGTTGTTTGTAAATAAAGCGAATGTCACGATTTGCATCTTCGGTCAATGTAGGTTGGTAGCCCATCATCATCATTCTCTGCGCTATGTTAACTTCCATTTCGTCTCGACGCAAACGAGTAACCTCGTCTTCTTCTTCATTAGGATAAAGTGTCAATTTCCAATCAGTAATGTCCATCTGTTCACCCATTCTTGGAAATAAATGTTCACTGTACACTTTGTGCCCAAACTCTACAGCACGATTAGTTACAAGAATCTGCATACCTTCGTTGTTGAGTCCGCCTGATTTACCAGTGTCCATCATAAACACATTTGACACTCCATAAAATGCAGCAATCCTTTGCCTCATTTCATCACGAGCAGGTATGTACTGCATTTCTTCAAGACTGTCCATCAACTTGACCCAATTGACACCACCTTTACCAGTGCCTTCTGTAGCAATTTTAGGAATATAATGTGGGTCACGCTCTAACTTCTCATCAGTAGACTTCCAAAAAGCCTTCATAGATTCAAGGTTGTCAGTGTTAATGCTCAGTATACCTCTTGGTATTCTTCGCTTTGAATAAGCAGTGTACATGTAGTTGTCCATGGCAGTGAGTGTCATAGCCTGTCTCCAAAGAGTCGATACAGGACTTCTACCGTACAACTTAGAAGGTTGGTATTTACTAACATGAATTACTTCACCTTTCAGATAATACTGCGTCTTACCTGAGCCTGCTGTGTTTACATGATGCACATCTTCCATATCAGTTCCGCAAATCGGACACTGTTTTTCTTCCTCGGAATAAGACTTTACCTCTGTACGATGGATAGGGCATACTCTAAAACGACCACCTCTTACTCCACGCTTGTCTGCAATTATACGCATAAAGATAGGGTCACCCCTTACGATTTCCTTTACACGATAAAATGCCATTTCGTTAGTTTCAGGGTCCATATAGTATTCTTTGATTAATATCAAAAAGGCATCATCTGTGATATTCAAATCATATTCTATTTCCCTAAGAACATCTAAGAAAGTCTGCTCCATAGAATTACGCTGCTCTAATAACCACTTAGGATAAACCAGTTGCTCAGGGTCAGGGTCACGGACTTCACCGCCACAGTCGTCACATATCTCTACATCATGCTTGTATTCTTTATCGCACTGTGTACATTTCTTGTGAAATTTCTTTTCCCAATAATAGCCTCTTCTGAATATCTCTTGTTGTAAAGTTGAAAGTACAGTTCTCAAAATTAAATTTTCATTAGCCACTGCATAGAGAGCAGGAATAGTGATACCTTGTACTAAAACAGGTTCTTGAATACCAGTTGTCCAAAGTGGCATTTGTGGTTCAGGTGTCCTTCTTCGCCTAAATGGACTGGTTATAGATTCCAGTAATCTGCCTACTCTTCCTTTTTCTGCCATCACAATCCCTCCGCCCAACTAATCACAGTATCTTTGTCCACTCCCCACTGACGCAAAGACTCCTCCCCTTTGGTTGTTCCGTCTCGATTAGAAAACTGAACAAATCTCTTTAATTGAGTTTTTCTAACTGGGTCTGTTTCTTCAATGTAAGCCAAAACCGCTTTGGCTTGCATATCTTTCATTCTTAGATGTGGAGTAAGATTATTCAAAAGTTTACTTAAGTCGTCTTTAGCATAGAAACTAACACGATGCTGGCTTCGTTGATTATCAGAGTAAATCTTTTGGTCAAGTTGTAATACACCAGCACCTATGTTTTTGTGCAACTGTTCACAATGCATTCTACCTCTATCGCCTGTAGCGATGAAACCTGCTCTTGGCTCACCACGCTCTGTAATAGTAATGTAACCGTCAGCATCTAAGAAACCAGCAGCGTATGCCCAATTATCCTTTATGATAATTCCATCTCTATTGATGCACATATATTCGCCTTTTCTGTGACCTTTGATGATATTTATTTCTTCACCGTACATTTTTAACAACTTGGACATTCCACCAACACTAAGTCGCTTGACTCCTTTTTCAATTAGATTACTAGTAATAGCCCTTGCTGTCATCGCTCCTTTATCTGTGACTTCTTCTTTTGCTAAATTCAGCCACTTCTGTTGCTCTTTAGAAAGATTATCAAACTGATGCAAGGTATTTTTCCAAATCTGACGGGCTTCCTTCTTCATCTCCATAGCATTGACCCAAGCATTCTTTTCTTCCTCGCCCCATACATCTTCGTATTCGTCAAGTTTAGCAAGCGCATCCTCTGCACTTTCCCATACATTACATGCTCTAAGTATGCTGGATTGTCTGCTATCACCAAACAATCTAAGAGAGCGGAGGTCTTTATCAGATAAACCCATTTTACGCATTGCATCTTGGTGGGGAGAAGACCAAGATAGATTAGAAAGAGTAGCATCGACTTCTGCACTCTTCAACGCTCTTACACTGGCTATAATATTGTCAATCTCAGACTTTTCTTCTTTGAAAACTCTTCTTGCTTTCCTCAAATCTTTGATGACTTGATTTGCACTTTTACCTAACTTATCTTCAAACCAGCCCTCGCCTGTAGGAGAAAAGGGTGCATACTGAGGTTGTGGTAATTCTTCCTCTGATACGATAATAGTCTGAGATGCAATAGACTTGGCTATTGTTTCGTTTACATTAGGATGCATGATTAGATTAGAAGCAATGGTAGACAAAACTTCGTGACCCATTTCAACAGTGTTACTTGGGTTTCCAACTATTAAACTAGGCCACATACTTCCTCCATTTTTTGGTGTCATATAACTATATCGTAAACCAAGATGCTCCCGCTACTCTACTCTGTTTAACATCACCAAACCACTCATCGAAGCCATCAAGATAATCATCAAGTAGCACAATGCTACCCTTGAACTCCTTAGTAGCCCAGTTAGCCAAAGCCACACTCATAGCCAAGTCATCGTGGCTACCTACAGATTCAAGTCTGCCATTTTTCTGCATACCGAATCTACTTAACTGAGTCTCAAGAGTGCGTGTAAATTCTTTGCTTCTTTCGTCTCCCCAAGGTGTCTTAATCTGACCTTGTTCAAATGCCAAAAGTAAACTCATAAACATAGACTCTTTCTTTTGACGAGTTGTCATAAATGTCTTTATTGGAATATCTTCTCTCATTTCTTTCAATTCTACTTCAAACATACGCTGAAAGTTGTTACCTTCAAGTTCTATTAAGTCAGGTTGAAAGCGACTGTTAAGCATGATTATCTGACGCTTTTGAGCAGAACTGTTCAGACCCTTTTCGTTAAGAGAATAGACGATTTGCTTCTCGTCACTGTCAGGTAACATCCTGATAATTGTCATCGCTGTATAGTCAGCGTTAGCATCAGAAGCAATCGCAGGGTCCCAACCTACAAAGTGTTGACCAAATACACCAGCAGGGTCACCGTTCTCATCAAACTCCTGCTCTGCTTTATCAAGTAAAATTAGATTCTTATCTCTTGCAGTCTCTAACAAACTCATCGGGAACATACTCGACATATCGTGAATAGGTTCACACAGATACTCACGAGCGAACTTAATCGCAGGCATGGATTCCTCACGCACTTTCAAAGCCTCAAGCGGCCAACGGTTAGGCCAAAGAGGCTCTCCATTAGGAAGTATGGCAGGATAAGTCTCTACTCTAAAAGCAGATTTGTCTTCTAATTCAGCATAAAGGTCATTGTAACTAAAAGGTGTACCTACCATCATAAGGCGACCTGTGTGGTGAAGAACCGGAAGTAAAACTGTATAGAACCAATCTGCTGCTCTTTGTAATTCACCGGAGGTCGTACCCCAAAGAATATCGTCACACACTACCACATCAGGGTGGAAACCACGAGTAGCACCACCAACCGACTTAGCCATCAAACGACTGCCGTTTGTAAACTCAAAGTAAGACTTAGCCCAAGGTTTACCTTGTGGTTTCAAACTTTTCAGTATTTTACTCGACTCTATATTGTTTCTAATGAATCTCATGTGTTCAAGAGTCTGCTCAAGGCTGTGACTGAATATCATAATGTGAGTATTGGGCTTAAAAGCCGCCAACCAAAGCGCATAACTCATAAAAAATACAGATTTACCGTGGTCACGACTAGCCTTAACACAATATCTTTTACTTTCACTAAGACCTTTTAGCCAATCTTTGTGATGGTCTGAAAACTCAAACTCAAGAATCTCAGTAAAGAAATACTCAAATGATTTTTTGGACATTTCTATATCCATTTCTTGGATGAGTTTGTTAACATCAGACACATCTCATCTCTCCTAAAATTCACTCAACCTACTCTGCCGTCTATTATCTTGAGTTTGCTGTGTATTATTTGGAGTTCGCTGTCGCATATTTGCTCTTCCTGCACTTTCTGCAAAACTACGCAACTGCTCCTCAGTCATACCGCCTTCCTCAGACTCTACATCCATGCTATCTTTCATGTCAGTACCTGTTTGCATAGCCTCTTGATTACTAGCATCTTCAATATCTACTATTTGACTGTTAGCAGAAGCATCTTGGGCAGATGGGCTTGGTGGCATTAATTGGAAATTAGCAGGAAGAGGCTCTCCCCTTGCATTAACTACCGCAACTCCCATTCGATTCATACCTCGTGCGTATTCTTGGGGGGTTATCCCCACGCGTCCAACGAAAGTCCTACCTGCTTCAGCCATTATCCTATCTTCCTCACCATACTGAGTGCCTTGTGCCTTTGCCCTTGCCATAGCCTCTGCCCTTTGTTGAGCCAGCATATCTTTCTCTGCCTGCTTCGCCTGTTCCAAGTCATAAAGGCTACTTCCCATTTCGTTAGCCCTCATACTGACACCTACACGAGTTCTTGGAGTTCTCCTTGACGATACACCGTATCTATCAAACTCACCTGATGCTCTCGCAGCCGAGTATTTATCAGCCATTTCTCGCCTTAAATTAGCCCTTGCTTGGCTTTCAGGACCTACGAATACTCTTCCAAGTCCTCTACCGATAGCGCCACCTTGGGCAGCACCCGATATACCACTCTGTACAAGACTACCTAGACTTCTGTGTTGACCTGTCAAAGCCCCAAGTGCACCTAATGCACCGCCTGCTAATCCACCAGCACTTTCTCTGATGGTTCTTGCTCTACCTCCTCTGCCTCCACTACCGAGTACCATGATAGGAGCACCTGCGCCTACAGGATACTGAGCCGATACTGCCTTTTTTACCAAGACTTTATCCATCAGTTATCACCTCTCAAAAATCCATCAAAGTAACCAATCTTCTTTTTTATCGCATCTATACTACTTGCAACATCTTGCGAGCGTTGTATAAGAGCAGGGTCAGGTCTGACTAACGCAGTGCTACCTATGTCAAAAAATGTTTGAGTGGGTTCTCTTGCTGGTAAACCGCCCAACATCTGTTGATAAGCCATTTCAAGTGGGTTCGCTTGCCTCATAGGATAGGCTGGTCGAGGCATTGGTGCTGGTGGGGCTTGTAAGAAACGAGGGTCAGTGAGTAACCTCTGAGAAGGGTCAGCAACAGGTACTGGTGCTCTCACAGGTACAGGAGCAGGTGTAGGTGCAGGTGCAGTAAGAGTAGGTTTAGGAGTGGCTGGTTCAACACCACCTAAGTCTCCGCCTTCTCTAACAGAACTACCAATAGGAGCAAGTTCATGCTCGCCCATGATAATATTACCATGCCAGTGTTCAGGTGCTTCGTGATGACCCATTTCTATACCGGGTATCGAAAGACCGTGAGTTTCTTCATCAGTCGGTATGTCACCAAAACTAAACTTTTCATGACCGGTTGTGCCAAGTAATTTATCAATTACTCCTTGAACCATGTCTCTATATTCAGGCTCTACCTTAGAGCCTCCGTCATGCTCCCTCAACTGAGACAACACTGTACCAAGTGCATCTTCTTGCGACATACCTTCATCCATCAACTTACTTGCAGCGTGACTAAGACGGGCTACCATTTTTTCTGCATGACGGCGAGATTTTTTAGCAAAAGCAGTCTTTTCATCACTCTTTGCACCCTTTGCATGTTGAGCATGAAGACGATAACCTTCTTGATTAGGATGAGAATCTACTGAACTAAATACCTCTCTAAAGACCTTGCCAACCCCTGCTGCACTTTCGTTATCAATATTTTGCGACTCCGGCTGAAACAACAATCGAAGAGCAGCCGACTTTGATGCATCTTTAAGTTGCTCAGAAGTAAGACCGTGGTCTACACCAATAGCGTCTAATTCGGCTTGTAATCTTTCAGCATTAAGTCCTTTACCTGCACCCATCCTTCTAAAAGCATGGTCGGGCATAAGTTCTAAAAGTTGATGCATATGAACTTCGGGATGCATTCTTTGCTCTTGCATACTCTGTTGCATCTCAGGTGTAAGATAATGGTCAGGTAGTTGTCCAGTCTGTTGAAACCTCTTCCAATCTTGAGTGCCAATTGATTGAACAACACCACCACTCAGACTACCCGGCAAAAGACGATTGTACTTGACATAGTTCAAATCCCTAGCAACTCTAGGGTCTACTCCTCTTGCTTCAAGTTCCTCGCCAAGTTCTTTGTTCATGTGCATGAAACCAGCATCTATCCATCTACCACTCGCCCCTCCTTCTACACCTACATTACCACGGTTATGTGAGTAAGTGACCAAAGGTCTAGGTCCACCTTCCATTTTAGGCTCTGCACCTCTGACTCTCCTCATGTGAGTAGGGTCTTTATTGTCATAAAATGGACCAACCATCACCTTTCGCCATTGAGGGCTATCGGCGTTAGGAAGAGTATGATTTGAATTTTCATCATGCTTTCTGTTATACCTATCGATTGCACCTTGTATAATACCCATAGCACCTTCGGGTGTTAAATTAAAACGCTGCGTTAAATCTCTAGCGACATAATCGATAGGATGCAAACCGCCCTCTAACAACTCACCTGTTTTTGGGTCATGATTCCAAGGAGGATGGTCATGTTCGTCAGGGTTGTCGCTAATACCAACATCAGTGGGTGCCCAACTGTGAGGCTCATGAAATCCTCTTCCAAAGAAAGTTAAACCAGCAGATTTTCTAATTGGTGCACGAAGAACTGATAGAAAGTGATTAGTGCCAAAGAAATTTACACTTTTGTTAAAATAACTTGTAGCAGGAAAGTGGACTTTGAACATCAGCCAACCCTCCCACTACCTCTCGCTGCAAACATAGTGGAAGGTGCGCCCCAACTTTTTGGGTCATTTTCCATATCTTCGGTAGCCCCTTCCGGTCTTGTGGTGCTATTCTGAGCCTCACGATGACCCGCTTCCCGATTATTACCCGGACCACTTTGGTCTTTCGATTTGAGTCTGCGCTCTTGCCTTTCTGTTGCATCTTTGAGTCTTCTTAGTAATCTTCTAATCTGAGCAAAGTGAAGATAGTCCATCTTTTTCTTAACTTCTTCTACATCTTCTCTGACTGACTTGGCAAAAGATTTACCTCTTTCCATAGGAGTTCTTGGCTCAGTAAGCGGTAGTCCGCCCGAAGGTGCTGATTTAGGGGCTTTTGGACTATAACTTCTCTCTGCTCCTACTCCGTGACCGGCGGGAACTTGAGGTATATTACCCATCAACTTTCGTCGAGCCTGTGTTGCCATCTGATGACCGTACTTTTCAGGGAACATACGAAGAGGCTGCTTTGTCTCTACACCTAAGTGAGTGCGGTGTACGCTCAAAGGCGCTTGGTCAATACCTCGCTTTTTGTGAGGTTGAAGAAAACGAGATTGTAATTTGGCTCTCCTTGATGTACCTGTTGTAATATCTGAGCCACCCGGCTGAGTTTCGTACTGAGGTTGCTTCCAAGACTTGTCTTTAGCACCCTTAACCTTGTCAAGTCGAGCCTTCATCAAACTTGACCAAGCACCCTTCATCGGCTCGCCTGTTTCTATCCCCATTGATTCAAGATGCTCTCTTTCTTGGCGCAATGAATCCGCAAACATACAACATTCTTTGGCTTCTTCCACAGTATCATAAGTACTATAACAGCGGCCACAAGAATATTTAGTTCCGACTGGTTCTATTTTCAGCAAACTTGACCAAGCGCTATCCATTGGTTCACCTGTAGCAAGCATACCTCCGGGTTGTGGCATTGTACCTATAGCGTTACCAATACTAAGGTTTCCAGTATCAGGCATGCCTGTCATAGCACTAAGGTCTGCTCCCATAGGATTTTCAACACTAGGAGTCATACCCTCTTCCTCTTCCTCCATTGGCATCATAGGTGGCATCATAGGTGGTTCAGGTTTGGGTATTGAAATTTGAAGATGAGGAAGGTCATCTGTAATCGTGGTCTGTTCTTGCTCTGCTTGTTTCTTGTCACGAGCAATTTCCATTTGCTCAGGGTCACCATAACCGTGTCGGTAGTCTTCATCTTTAGACCAACCAAGATTAGACTCACTTCTAGGACTGTACATTCGTGTATCAGAGCCTGTCGGAGTTCTTACCATTCATATCACCTTATAGTATTCCAAGTAAATCTTCGTCTATTTCACCGTCACCTTGTGCAAGTAGGCTGGCCTTGACTCTTTTCCAAGTGTCAGGACTCTCCTTGCCCAGTTCCACTTTGAGCACATTGATAGTATTGTTGGCGATGTTGGCGGTAGGCTCTGCCCATTTTTCTTGATATGTAGTCAAATCCTTAAGGGTTTCACGCACTTCTTTGTGTAATCTTACCATATCTGAAATTACACCATCGTCGTGTATGTTAGTTTCTTCCATAAACTGAGCAAGTTTACCATTCAACCCTTGGACATTGTTTCTAAGTATGTCGATTTCTTCACCGACCTTGACTGCAACTATTGCAGTGGAACTCTTTTTGACAAGAGGTTGAAAGTGATGTTTCATATGCCTGTACACTAACTCTTCACTACAATCTAATTCCTTTGCTATGTCATCAGTTGTACGCTCACCTTCAAAATAAGCGACCTCTAAGTGCCTTCTATCGTCACTTGTACAGACCACGCAACTGTGATTCGCACCTGCGTGATAATCACCGACATGATTCTTCATGTGTCGCTCGGCAGTATTGGCTCTCCAACCCATATCTTTGTCCATAACTTGTGGATTAGCGACACCATCTATGATGCTCTGCTCAAGAGCATCCCTGTCATCATGTTGACAAAAGGGACAAGAACGCTTTGTCTGACGACCTTCCGCCATATCATACCCCAAGCATTATCCACGAATAACCCTTTTGAATGATTAACTACTGGAAAGTAACATGAAACTACCCCGAATAAAGCCCAAAATCATGGGAGTACCGGTGTCTATAGAAACTGCGAAAGGTATCACAAAAGCAGGTAGAGACATATTTTTGAGGAGGTTTGTACCTGACGATGTAAAGCAAATAAGAATGGATATTTGCAAAGTTTGTCCTAGTTGGGAACATACCAGTAATCGATGCACAGAATGCGGTTGTCAAATGAGAGTCAAAGTCTCTCTAGCATCTAGCGAATGCCCCCTTAAGAAATGGGGCATGCATCTAAATCTCAGAGATTCGGGAGTAGATGCTACCGAGCATGAAAAAAGCACCGAATAATCCGGCCACTAAATAAGCCATAGTGTCGCTATTTAAGTTATCAGAGCCTGTAAGTAAAACTAGTCCTAATGTGACTATGATTGCTAACAACTGAACCATTATCATATCGATAATTACACTCTTTACAGGTGAAAATATTTCCATAGCCGTTGTCGAAAATCCCCAAAATGCATCTTGTTGCGCCATCATCTCATCCCCATCATTCTACCCATGAAAGTTCCAGCAGCATTTCCTGCTTTGTTCATGAACCCTTCGTCTTGTAAAGCAGCACCGAGAGCACTACCCATCATTGATTGTTGAGCAAATGCTGCAATTTGTTGCTGCTGCATTTCTGCTTGTTGAATATTCTGCTGACTTGCCATTTGCATAGCATTAAACTGACTGGTTACATTCTCAGCACTCATAGTTTGAAGATTACTCGGTAAAGATGTAATGTCCATTTTTATCGTACCTTCGTTCTCATCAATCTTAAATGTAGCATTTTTCATAACTTCTAATACTGAAAAACTAACAAGGTCGTTTAACAATTGAAGCATAGTTGCCATCTGACCGCTTGCAATAAACCTGTCAATAGGAGCAAGCGTTCTCAAAATCGCTAATTGTATTTCCATTTCAGAGGGTGGTGCTATAGGTTGTCCCATCATACCTTGCTGAACACCTGCTCCGCCCATCATTCCTGACATAAATGGATTTTGAGATGCCTGTTGCATCATACCGTTTTGTGTAGCAAATGGATTTGCGGAAGGCTGTGTAGTACTAGCACCTAAGTTTAGTGCTCCGTTTTGCTGTGTATTACTATTTCCAAACATATTTTTTCCTCATTGTGTAAATAGCCCTTGCTCTGTTTGGGGCAAGCCTGCCTGATTGATAACATCATTGGTATTAGCGTCAACGCTATCCACAGTTGGCAAGGGTCTTTGCATTATTCCTAAATTAGTGATTGCATCTGACAAAACTAGGTTGTTAGATAGCATCTCTTGTTGGAATAATCTTAAGTCGAATATAATCATGGTAACATCATTTATGTTAGTTTCAGGATTTTTATAATGCAAAAGGCTGATTCCCGGCTGAGACTTAGAGTCCTTTTCTAATTCCATAAAGAAAGGCTCGTACTTTTTCAAAAATTCAGGCGTATTGTCTTTCTTTTTAATGATTGAAATAGGCACTGCTACAGTGCTAACTCCTTTCTTTAACATCTCTTTCATACCTGTTTTTGTTTTATTATGGTCTTTGTCAGCCTCTGCTTCCCACTTACATAAAAGATGGTAAAGATGAAGGTGCTCAGGGCAATATGTACCCTTCATTTTAGCACCGTTAGTAACCTTTTCTCGTGCAACAAACGGCTCAGGCGTCTGAGTAACTGGATTTCTCCAATACATTTCCCAAAGACTCTTTCCTGATTCTTCATCGCAGATTTTAGAATACAAGTTATCATACATAATTAACTCTTCACAGTTACAGCCATCAACTACACACAAGTTACTTTGACGATTATACCTATATTTTCTACCCCATATCCAACGAACAGGGTTATACCACGCTCTTTTTGTGGGGCTAAGTAGTTTCCTTGCTTGTTTAATATCCTGCTTTCTAGCCTTTCTTGGGTCAGGGTTTCTACTAGGGTAAAAGTTTACCTTTGGTACTTCTATGTTTTTCTTTTGAGCAACATCTTTCATGCCTTGTTGTGCAGATTGCATCTCTAACAACTGCTCGTGACTGGTATTTCCTTGTTGACCCAGTGCTACAAGGTGTGCTTGACTCATATTTGCCAAGTTAACATCATTCTGCGGTATTTGTCCTCTTCTCCAATTCATCATAATATCACCTATACTAGTAAATCTAGCATTGTATTTTCTACATTCCAACCGATTTTAGTAGCCATCATGCCTCTTTTTGTAGGTACTCCTGCTTTCTGCAACCTTATCAAGTCTTCTCTAAAAGGGTCAAACATCTTATGTTCGCCTAATCTTTGCTGTTGCCAAAGGATATTCGCTTGTTCATCCCACCACATATCCGCTTTATTGGCAACTAACATAATGACTTTGGGACAGTACTTCTTACCCTTTATTCTTGCTCTCAGTTTACGATAACGATATTGCCTGTGTATGATGGCGTCCACTAAGAATTTGAAACCACCCACTGCTTGAACCGCCGCATCTCCACCCTTCATACAATTATGGTCAAATAAAAACACAACTGCTTCTACATTACGATTGACCATATCGTCAATCCAAAGATTCCAAAACCTTTCTTCTCCACCTATGTCAGAGGAATAGACTACTCTAGTATCACCTTTGTAAGCCAGTCTTTTTCTAGTTGGTCTAGGAAGCATAAACCTATTCATACCCGGTATTTTGAAATGTTTAGTTCTGTCATCTAAAGAGATTTCTTCCATCTCACCGGGCGTAGTCATATATCTGTCAAGTGTAGTTTTACCAACTGTTGTAGGTCCGTATATGCCTATTTTTCTAGGAACAAAGTAATGCCAAAGTTCACGAGCAAATACCGCACCACCTACTAATGCAGAGCCAGCCATTGCACTCATGTTATCACCTAAAATATAGCATCAGACCACTCTGCTAATTTATTCTTCAACCAGTTACCACTGGACTCCCAAAGATTCCAATCAGTATAATATTCAAACGCACTCACTACAAAGGCAGTTATTGTAGAAAATATAACCACTTTGACCCACCCCATTGTTTTTTCATAAGCCACATCGACAGTATTAGCGATGTGCATACTACGAAGTGTTTCTTCTACAGCGTCATCTGATGGCGTCTTGAATATTCGCCCCAAAAGGCATCACTCCTTTTTCTGATACCTCTTGTCCGGTGTACCGTCTTTCTTCAATCTAACTTCTGCTTCCTCAAAGTCTAATCCTAAACTAAGAGGCTCTTTGTTAACAGACTCTAAAGAAGGGACGAAATCAACAGTGCCTGTACCTGTGCCATACATTCTTGACTCAATCCAAGGAGGCGTCTTGCCGGGGTTATCTTCCATCCACTTCAATTCAGATTCCAACTGCTTTTCCTGCATGCGCAATTCCATATCTTGTCTTCTTCTTTCAAATGTGAATTCCATAGAACGATAACGGTTTCTTCTGTCTCTTTCCTGTGTAGCCATTCTCGCTCTTTCGTCCATACCTTGCTGAAAGAACATTTTGAACAAATAATATGCCAGTCCTTGTACAGCAAATGCTGCCATAGCGTATGTTACACCATTAATTGTCGGGTCTTCTAACTTTAGCCAAAGACCTGCGTCAAATATACCTACTGCGATTCCAATTGATACCGCTTGTGTAAGAATAAGACCCATTAATCTTATTTCTGCTTGGTCATGTTCACGATTAGATTCAATACTTTGTATAGCAATCCCTCTCAATGTCGCCACTACAATAGCCTACATAAAGTATTACCATGTACATTTAAGTATAACAAAATTAAAGTGGACCAAAGAAGGCAAGAGGGACAGCCTTCTCGGTCCGCTTAAACCGAAAAGGTATCTTGACTTGAACTTCACTCTTTTTTCTTGTCTTTTTCAGAGTCTAGTTTCTGACGCTTACCGTTCTTACTTGGTCCCGGTCCTGCTTTAGAACCGATTACTATTACCATACCATGTGCCGGTTTCTTATCAGCCTTAGCCATACAGTGCATTTTGTCAATACAGTCCTTACCGCATTTTGGGCACTTTGCTTTTGCCAAATGTTCGTCATTCATTCTTTCTGTTACTTCTTTCAAAATTTGTTCTCCAATTTTCATGTTATCACCTTTTTTAGTTCCAAATCCACCAAATTCGGCTTGTTGCTCAAAAGCACTGCCTGTAGGATTGAATATTTCTTTTCTTTCAGTTAAATTACTAAATTGTGAAGATAAGTCGCCGACTCCATAGTCTTGACCAAATCCACTCGCAGCCCCTCCGCCAGCACCAAATGCTCCTGCTCCACTT